CATTGCCGGCGGCTGCAGTTTCGGCTGAGCCTGATGACTCGTCCGCGACTTTGAAACGGCCCAGAGCATTGGAACTAGAGTTCGTGCTAAACTCCCAATTGAAGACCAGAGTATCAATCGCAGCAATTTCTCCGAAAGAAGCTGATGTGTTGAAGGGATAAGCATAAAAGTGCGGTTGGGTCGTGCCTACATTTTGTGTATCATACGCATGCGCACTCAGGGCACCATCGTCAAGATAGTCGAGCCAAAACCGACATGAATTTAGTTTAACATCAGATCTTTCTCTCACGCTTCCCGTGAAGTTGGTTCTGTGTGCACCCACAAACACTCTCTTACTACCGGTCACAAAAGCTAACTCTCGGCCGGGGTCGGGCGATGCTAGAGCACCGGTGACAGTAAACTCGTTCATTACAACGCCGGAATCAATGTTGATACCATGCAACTCAACCACATAGTTCGTAGAAGTAATACCGGCGACATTGGTATAGGGATAGCTTTCCGGCCGGAGGCGGACGGCTAAGTTCCAATTGGTATCGGTATAAACATCTTCAAAAAGAGCAGAAGTCAGTCGGGGGACCACAGTTGTAGTGCCCGTGGTGCCGGTAAGCACAAAGCGCACGTTATCAGAATCCAGTTCGTCTCGCACAGCGTAAACTTGGAAGTTGCCGATGTCATTGTCAGGCCAAGTTGGTGTTACTTCAGAACCACCATTACTATGAGCACCAAAGAGACTTGCGCTAATAATATTTGTGCTTTCATATGCCACCGATGATGGAGATAATTTTTCGGGGAAGTATATCTCGGTCTCTAGAGTAAACGCATATCCGTTTCTTAGATTATGTGAGCCTGAGATGTATCCTGTAGTATTAGTCGTGTCTGCTGGGTCCTGATACTGTACGACCACAGCTGTACTGTTTTTGGCGGTGTTGAAGTTCACAAATTTATCAGGTACTGCAATGTTTTTACGATTGCTGCGCATCTCTGATTCTACATTGCTTGCGTAGAGATTGACTTTTATTAGTTCATCATCGATACCAAAGCATCGCATCAAGTTTCGGAAAGATTTTTCTGTTCCCTTGGTCTTATAGATATAGGAAAGGTTATTGTAGATGTTTTGATATATTGTATTCTTGATGTCCGTTAGCGTTTTTTCATACACGCGGTATTCACTTCTATCGGCTAATTTTTCTAATACATCTGCATCCAAAAAGATATCGGGTGAAACAAACCCGTGCGAATTGAGAAGCTGGGCACCATACGGAAGAGGCTTCTGGGTTCCGCTGGGGTATTCCACATTGCGTAATGATGTTAGTGCCTGCGCCTTGATCTGGAAGTCATCAAAATAGCTAGACATAATCTGTGTTAGATATTTGATATTTGATTGGCCTTCTTCGTCTTCTTCACGGATCCATTGAGGCATCGTGTTGTAGATAGAGGCGTTGTTGCTGCCGTCATAGTCAGACCCTGACAACTGCAGGGCTGTATTGAGTGCGCTGACCGCAGGATGAAAACTATAAATTATTGGATCTTTGTATTCTTTGATGGCGGCTGCAGAAATAACAATCGCAGATCCCGTATTCCTAGAAGTTGGAGTATACCCGGTCCACGTTCCATTTGTAATGCGACCAGAATAATCTAATACTGTCTTATCAGTTGTTGCTACCCCTGTAATCCCTTCATTGAACTTATAGTATACTCCGAGAAGTGTGTTTACATCTTCCGTAGTCTTTTTATAAGGTATCGGGTCATCATTAGATCCGCCGCCGACTTGTGTAAACCAGTAGCGGCCAATATCTTTGGAGGTACGCTGAGTCTTCCAGTAACGGAATTCGTCTAGGGATGCCGATAATTTACCGTCCCCAGCTGTAATACCTGTTGTGCCAGAGGGGGCTGTAATAACGGCGCCGATATAGGCCTGGAGGGCGCCCGTTACTTCATTTATGCCCCTTGTACCATATACACCCTTATTATTGAGTTGGCCATCAACATAAAATCTTGTTTGAATGCCAGCTGATGCAGATTTGAAGGTGAAAGCATAGTGGTGCCACTTACCGTCCGCCACAGAGGCACTTGTAAATGAACTGTCGCCGACACTAGCAGTAACGATACCAGTCGTTCCCGACAAAAGAGTCACCCGGAATGGGTCTAGACCAGAGGTTGCACCTGTTAATTCAATTCGAAGGCGCCCATACCCTGCCGATGTACTCAGAGCAGTGTTCCACATATCGAAGACGACTTCCTTACGTGTAAGACTTGTTAGGAAAGTGTCTTTCTTTAGCCAGAATTCTACACTGGCGCCTTTATTGGCCAAATCATATTTGAGGTTACTCTCTCGGTTTCGGCCGGGCTCATAATAGTTGGAACCCGTAAACTTCGCAGAATAGGGAGATATACCATTAACATTGGTGTGGGGGCCTCCATAAAGGTGTATATATTCCCGAATTGATGAAGATCCATAGCCGGCGTCGACTATATTGCCAGTACCGTAACCCTCTGCAGCAAAACTAATAAATCCATTTGTGCGGGGATATAGGTTGTCATATATATAAAGATCTATATCTAGGGATTCATTTTCCCACTCTAAACGTTCTCTCTTCGACCCATCATATGGGAAAGTCCCATAAATGCGTTTGATAGAAGAGTCATAGTATTCTGTGGCGAGGCCATAACGTGCAAAGTTTTCTGGCTTAGAGAAGTCCACGCGCGGAATAAACCGTCTCTCTTTGACGATGTCTTCTTCGTGATATCCAACAGACTCAATTTCGCCGCCGATTTCATTACCGGTTAGGCCAGAGAGTGCGTTTACCTTTTCGGCTTTGGCAAAGTAATTCTTTAGGGACATATACTAATTATTCTTCAACTCGAAATTTGAATGTTTGTGGTTGTTCCACCCACCCTGATATACTATCATTATAGTACGCTAATTTAATACCGTACATATATCCTGTCTCTAATAGTGACATATCAAGGTCAAAGTAATTTCCACTCACATCATAAGATAAGTAAGTACATTTTTGATCATTGCTACCGGTGCCGAACGAAATAACATTGAGGTCATCAATTACACGATAGATCGAATATGATGCACTGGTTATAATCGTAGTGGGGTTGTTAGCAACAGCTTTCACGTATATTGTGGGAGACCAATTCTTGTCCCGAACAAACGTTCGGAAGCGCGCGGACTCAGAGGGTGCATATATACCCTTCATATTACGAATTGTAGTCGAATAATTAAAAGTCGGCGCGTTGTTATAGGTAGGCATCACTGATGGAGCCAAAGAACTAGTGAAATATTCTGTGCTTCCAGAGCGCCACACATCAAATATTTTTGTTAGTGGTGTAGCTGCAGCAGTTAGAGCGACATCTACAGAGTAAATGCCAGTTGAGACCCAACTGCCAGTAGCTGTGGTGTTTCCATCAGATAGTACAAGTCTAGACCCTGTGGGTACTGTAGAACCTGAGTACAGTGAAACACTAATATTTCCCGTGCCGACAGATGGGATGTTGATGAGGCGGCCGCGAACATAATTGTAGATGTAGAGGGTATTAAGATTATCTGCTGCGGGGGCCAAGGAACTTGAGTAATAAAACTGCCCGCGTTCATCGGTAATTCTAGAATCCCAGCGCGCTTCGATTGCAGGACGCTTGAAGAAAAATTCAGTAGATCTTGCGAAGAACTTTTTTGTATAATAAGATTGTGTTGCGCCGCCGAGATTATTTATGAAACTCCCAGAGTCAGCCCCGCCAGAGCCAGAGTAATAAGCCTCCTCACTAGATGTAAGGTGAATGCCTAGGCCAAAGTTATCAATAGCGCCGCCGGAGTCGCCGACGATCCATTGTTCCACCAAACCGCTGATGTCTAGATCAATATCTTCCCACCCTAAGGGGAATTTTACTTTATAGGTGTTGCTGGGGCTAGCGGTATTATAATCACCCCCAATTGATGTCCACCCAGTTGTAGTGCTAGCCGACATCCAGTTTGCTTTTCCTAAATCTTGGTAACTATCTGTATCCAGACCAGTTCCTTCTTGCCACGATTGTGAGACCGGCAATACATTCAGTGTAAATCCCTGCGGGAGTGTCCAGGGCGTCTCAGCGTTGTGCATTCGCAAGAAAAAGGAAACACTGCCAGAAGCTGGTATCGTGCCGGCGAGGCGGGAAGAAGATATTTGATTTATTGGAAATTGAATGAGGGCCCGGGAAAGTTCCTGTGTGGCCGCGGCCAATGAGGATGACAGCTGCCCATATATAGAAAATATCTCCATGGAGTCAGCATATCCCATATTGGAGCCTGTTCCACGAATTCTAAGATTGGACTCGAATGCATTGGTGATAGTTGTGTCGGCACTAGCCGTAAATCTATAGACAGCCATTTACTTAACGCTCCCTTCAATATCAACATTTGGAAATTTCAGTTCAAAAATGCTATTTTCTTTGGCTCTTATCGTGCGGCCATCGGAGGACATTGAACGAACTGGATCAAAATCACTTTCTGAGTATAAGCCTCCGTTTCTACCCATCACCTGAACCTCGGATACATCTACCACGCCGTCGACTTTATTCAACTGACGATATATATCACTAACGCGGATTGGCTCGCCAATTTCAAATCGATTTCGTAAATAGTAGTTACGAATATACCTATTCGCCTCATTTAGAACTGTGTAACGATTGCTGTTTAGATCTGTCGTCAGTGTATACTTGATACCAAAATTGATAATTTTTGCATCAAGAATATCAATTGTATCATTAATCATCTTATAATTAATGATCCAGTTCTTTAGATTTTCTTTTAGAGTCTGATTAGCAGCCGTCAGTTTTCCAGATGTGTCCTCAGAAATTACATACAAGTTTAGATTTCTTTTGAATTCATCAAAGTCTCTCACTAAATTGACTCCGCGAACGGCGCCGAACTTGGCCGGGAGGGCGTAGCACATGGCACGATAATCTTCTGCTGTAACGGCGCGATTTTGTGTAGCGAAGTATCCGAAGACGCGCTGTTTGATATCATCGGACGTTGGTAGCGAAACGCTCCCGACGAATGGGGCCTCATTTGTTACTTCTAGTGAATTTAGCACCGTGGTGCGCACTGCAGCAGAGAGAGAACCCTGTGAACTAAACTTCACAATCGGGTTTGCAACACTCACAATTGTGTTGGTGGACGCATTTACGTCTTGTGTGCTGTTAAGACGATAGCCAATCCGAAGTGTAGTATTCGCTGGGGCAATACCAAACTTATCAGAGGAGATTAGCTTAGTCGGGTCGAAGCCGGCGTCCGTAATATAACTTCGGCCATTCAGTTGCAACATAAGATTGGCCGGATCAACAATCGCGTCGGACAATAGTTCGGAATCAGACCCATACCCAAATTGTAAAAAGGAATTTTCTCCGTCTGATTCGACCACAAAGCGGCGGGCGACCGGAACAGCCTTCAGAATATTTGGAACTGTACCCTGTGTGGTTGTAGTATTGCGAATTGCTTTAAAAATAACGTTCTGTGATAAGTGGTCGACTTCATAATACTTATGCCCCTCGGAATCTGTAACAGTTAGTATCTCTGACACATTTACGTTGTCTAGGTGTACCTTTCGGAACCTCTGAAAATCATCAAGTTCTACTGACTGGTGTGCCACTCGGCCCGAGACTGCTCTGGCTTGCGCTCGAACAACATAGCTTGTCGGCAAACCGGTTACGGAATCGACGGTGCCGACGACGACTTGATTGGTACTTGTAGAAAATACCACATCTTGCAGAGTTGTGTAAAGGCCACCGCCGGTTGATGAAAAGGTGGATCCTGCTCGAAGTGTGGGGGCCAGGCCAAGGTCGGGGCCCATACCAGTGGTGGCCGCCGGGATCTTAATATAGAAGGTTAAGATACCATATGAAGAGGGATTCCGGTTAATCTTATACCCGAGCTGGCGGGCGAGCTTTACAACATTATTATATTCTACTGCGGTTTCTAAAAAGCTTTCGTTTGCTTGATAGTCTAGATAAAAGGATAGGATGTCTCCAATGTAGGAAACAGTGTCCAACATAAGCGAACCAAATGAGGCTTCGTTAAAGTCACGGTAGGTATCCGCATAATAGCGTTTTGCGAAACTTTCGAGGTCGCGACGGATAGTATCAAAGTCGCGACTCGTATAATCAATAGGTTGTAATTTTTTGGCCATAGTCTAAAGTCCTGTAATAATTAGTTGTTACCCACAGGAATTATTAAGGTTGTTGAAATTTGAAGCGGTATAATAGTGAAAACGATGTTCATTGTCATGACATGAGGGAATAAATCGGGATTATCTTCCACATATCCATAGGTGATATCGTCAATACGAATAAACTTCATATATATCTTAGCCTGAGACCTGATTCGGTCGGTGATTAGCGAATAAGTAGAGGAATCGTTATTTTCAAAAAAGAACTTACGTATACCAACCCCAAAGCTAGGATTCATGATCCGTTCGCCTGGGTTTGTCAGTAAAAGCATTTTTAGATTTTGGGTCGCTAGGTCTGCAAAGTTTGTATTGAGATCGTAGGCCCCAAATACGTCACTTACAACAAGTGGTAGTTTAGCTGATATTCCTGCTGCCATATTTTTTTACTCTCCGGTTCCTCTATAATTAACACTCTGGTAGATTATTTCCACCAGAAACTTCATTTTCGTTAGTCAAAGCACTTTCTAGGTCACGTTTTAGCAGATCCAGTAAAATATATAATATTCCAAAAGGAAGTGGTGGAATCATGAGCATTCCACTGAACGTGCCCGTGAAGTCAACACCGTCCAAAGTGAATTTGGGTAGAATATTATTGACCAGCTCCTCATTAGCCAGGAGCGGCAACCCGGCATCTTCCGTTGGTGAATTTCGGATACCTTCCTCCAAGCCGGTTTGCATACTAAGTTCAACCAAACACAGCATGATACCTAAGACTTCCTCGCCACTGAGGGGGCCGAGGGGGCCGAGTACTTCGTTCAAGGGTTCGAGGGGGCCGGCATCAAGGACCTTTATGATTTCACTAAATGCAGTACCAGTAACATTTCTCACAACTTTCCATATTGCAACGTGAGGATCAATCATTTCGGCAAGGCCTTTAAGGATCATGATCGGCGTTTCAATAAGCATCTTGAGAATAAAGTCGCGGCCTAGGCCCTCGAATTTTGCAGCAAAGTCCGGTCCTCTGCTGTTTTGTATCGCTGCAGCGGAGCTGGGCCTTGAGTTCCCCGGGGCTTCTTGTGGGTCTTTGCCGGTGAGAACATCGAGGAAAGATTGTATAATAAAGCTTTTTGTGGAGTTGAACACACTCTCAATCTTGCCAAAATATCGATTTGTCAGATAGAAATTTTGGTATATCGGGACCATGGTTATCAATTCTTGATTGAAAGTTTCACCAAAGAATTTCTTGTAAACAGGATCTGAAACGATTGCCGCGGTTTCATTGGCCTGACCAGTAGGTGTTGCTGTGATAAATCTATTAAGCGCTGTATCAAGGAGTTCCATATCACTTCCCAGGACGGCCGTGAGGCCTGATTCGATCCTTATATCTGCAAGACGTACTCGAATAAGATTTATAAAGCTGGGGATGGTCGACGTCACGGAGCCCTCGGTGGTTGGTGCTGCGATTCCGACTGTATATTGCAGCGGAGCGTCTGCGGGCTCCGAAGTGCCCGCGGGGATGAAGTGCATAAACAGAGTTTCCTGCTCATTCAAAATATCCTCAAGGGCAGAATCCTGACCAACAGCACTTATATTTGCAGATGTCGATAATCGTTGTATCATTCTAGCAGCATAATTTTCAGTTCCTGCCATTCCGGGCGCGCCGCTATAGTCGACGCCGTTGCTGCTCGCGACCGGTCGCAGCTGCGAGGTTGGCAGAAAATATACTAATCGATATTGCACTCGGGCATTCACAAAGCTAAAATTATTATAGTTGGTCGAGTTTCTTAGATCGCCTCGACCAACGATAGCTCGTTGTCCGAAGGCCAAACCGTGCGCCAGAAAATTACTTATAAATTCTGTCAACTCTAACTCACCACCTGTTTCTTTTGTTGGTTCGAGGGCGACCGGGATCGTCCCGTTGGGGGAGACTTCTATGGCGTCCCATGCAAATACTCTTTCTAAGGCCAATCTCCCATAATTAAGTGGACTATAAGTATCTGTTAGCTCAGATGTCTCTCTCTCAGAAAGCAGTATCTCG